TAGGGATGCACGAGCAGCCGGCGCCCCCGCCAGAAGCCCTTCAGGCCCGCTTGATCGCGGAACAGCGTGCGGATCGAGGTGAGTGCGGTGAGGAGCGCCGCTTCGTTCAGGTCGAGTTGCGCGCTCGACGGCGTGTTCGCCCAGGTGCCATAGTCGTAGGGATGCGACGCGGAGCACATGGCCACGCCGTCCCCCTGGACCGCACCATTATAGACATTGGCGGTGTTCAGGACGTTGGCAGCCTGGATTTCCTTGTACTGCGCGAAGCTCTCGTGCAAGCCAAGGTTGGAGGCCGGGAACTCCGCTTCATACAGGTTGTCGTCGATCGCCTTGCGGGTGATGGCGTAGCCCAGCCCCACCTCGAAGTGCTCGTGGTTATAGATGAAGCGCTCGCCGGCGTTGTTGTCCATGTAGGTCGCGGCGCCCTCGGTCTTGAGAGCAGCGAGACCCATGTAGCGGTTCTCGGCGGTGCGCTCGATGCCGAGGTTCGACTTGCCTTGCCAGAAGATTTTGCTCCACTGAGTCGGGATCTGCTCGTATTTGCCTTCGATGCCGCGGAGGCCGGGGCGGGTGAGGTCGTAGATGGAGGCGACTGAAATGGCCATTGCTTCGCCTCCTTATGCGACTGCTGTGACGGTGCGGGTTTCGGCGAAGTTGAACATCACCACCACCCAGTTGTAGGCGGTCGTGTCGTCCACACCCGGAGAGCCCACCTCGAGGAAGTCACTGGCAAGGCCAACGATGCGGAAGGGCAGCGTCGTGCCCGCCGAAGCGACCGCCGTGAAAAGATCGATGTAGCAGGACGACTGCCCGGTCGTGGTGTTGCCGACGTTCGAGGCGCCCGTGTAGTTGATGTCCACGGTATTGCCGACGTTGGCGATCGTGGCTGGGCTGACGGTGCCGCTCGAGGCCCCGGTCTGCGCGAGAAACCGCGCGTTGGGGTTCGTGAAGATATTGGCCGGGAACGGGTTGGCGAGGGCGTCGCTCGTGCCCGGCCAGAACTTCGACATCACCGGGATTTTCCCGGCGATGGAGTAGTATTCGCAGTCCCAGAAGACGCCGGCCGCCTGGGCGCTTGAGCCCGCCGCCATCTGGCGGATGTAGCCGGCCTCCGTGGAGGTGCCCGTGACGACCGGATCGCCGCGAAAGATCGCGGTCGTGTCGGTCTTCAGGATTTTCCGGGGATTGAAGCTGAAGTTCGTGACCGTGCCGTCGCCAGACCAGAGCGGCATCAGGCCGAATGGAAGATTGGTGTTTGCCACGGGCAACAGCCTCCATCGCTCGGAAGCTGGTGGCGGGCTCCGCCTGGGCTACCGATGATGAGGCTTGGTTCCCGGCATGGGAACGGTCGCGGCCGACGCGGCGGCCAGACCCCTCGAATGCCTCCAGCGCGGAGGCGGCGGGACGTTAGGCGCAAGCGGTGAGACAGGTCAAGCTAATTGTTCTAGAGAAAGCGGGGAGGCAGTGGTTCCCGCCGCTGGCCTCCCCTAAGCCTGCACCCTTATGCAGAAGGATGCAGCTATGAGCGTCGTAGAAATACGCGAAACCACCGTAACACAGGATTTATCTGGCGCAATCGTTCAGCTTCGGATTTCCGACGCAAAGCTGCCAGACGACCCTGCCGAAATTCGTCTAACCATTCAGGCGGCAGTTCCGGCATTCGAACTGCCTTTGCTCGCACAGGTTCAGGGGGATGCGCTAAAGGCAGCATCATCTGTACCACGTGTTGCCGAGGCTTGCGCCCGTCATTTTCCCTCCGTTACTCTCAGCGCACGTCAAGAGGATTGTTGCTGCGGGCCGGAGTATACACCGGCTATGGCGGTGTTCCTCCGCCTCGGCATGCCGGCGATCAACCCGGCTTTCGGCAATGTAGTCTAGCCTTTCCGCGCGTGTCCTCTCCACGCCGCCGCAGCGTCTACGCTATACCACGAAACTTACTCAATAGCCATCCCATCGCTGATCGGCATCCGCGTCACGCGCACGCTCGGCGCGATGCCCGGATGGTTCCGTGGCCCGGTGCCAGACGGTGCCGTCGCCAGCATGGCGTTCGCGTTCTGCTTCGCCAGCTTCGACTTCAGGTATGCGCCACGATGGCGGTTGTATGCCTCGTTCTCCGGCAGTTCGTAGAGCCGCTGACCCTCAAGTTCGATCGCGCCCTGATGGCCAGGCGGCATGAACAACCCATCATGCCGTGAGGCCGGCACGGGCCGCCAGCCATTGCGCTCGGCCCGCTGCGCACGGCGGTTCGTTTCCTCCGGCACCTCGAACTGCAGCGTCTCGTCCTCAAAGCCGCGCGCGATGATCTCCTCGTCCGTCAGGCGGCGCGATTGCAGACCATGCGGCTGCAGCGGCTCGCTGAGCGGCTTCTGCGCCGCCGTCAGCTCAGCATCCATAACGCTGGCGTCGAGACGGAGCGGCTTCTTAGCCGAGGGAGCATCAGCCGAGGTGCTCATCGTGCGTTCCTCCACGGATTGCCTCTCTTGAAGCCCTCGCTCCCAGTGGCCTGCTCCATGCGCAACGCCTCAGCCCAGGACTGTGATACGAGCTGCATGTCGGGCACCTGCCGCCCATTCTCCTTCTTCGTAAAGCCCCATACCTTCATGGCGTGATCCACGAACTCCTTGGGAATGTGATCTCCTCTCGGGCGCGTTTGGCTGTGGAGAGAAGCCGTCTGCCGTCCGGGCGCGGCCTGCGGAATCTGGCGCTGGCCACCGTTGGGAGGTGCCGGCTGCTCTGGATTGGTCAACCCTGCTGTCCTTTCGACGAACTGGAAATACTCCGGACTGTTTTGAGTGAGACCGCTCCCCATCGCGAGAGAATGAGCGCCGACAACACGAGCCTGGAACGCCGGATCGGTGTAGAACAGCGGACGGCCATCGGAGCCTACGTGGCTTCGTATCCAAGTCGCCGCCCGGGCATCGCGCGTTGCCAGATCGGCTTCAATCGGATCGGCACCATCCTGCGGCTGTTGTTGCCTAGGCTGTTGCGCTGGCTCGCGAAGCTGCTGATTGCGCCGCGCCTCCATCTCCCGCTTGCCGGCCTCGAGTTGCGTAATCCGCGCTCCCACCTGCCCGGCCTGCACCGACAGATCCGCCACCTTCTCGAAATCGCCGGCTTCACCGGCAGCCTTCATCTGCCCCCGGATCAGATCGGCCTGGCGCAACTCGGCATCAAGCGCATTGCTGACTGAGGCGAAGTCCGATGTCTCCCGCTCCTGCGTGACGGTCTGCAACTGCTCGGTGACGTTGGCGACCTGCGCTTGCGCCGACCGGAGGCTCGCCTGATAGCGCCGTTCACGCTCGACGCGATCCGTCTCGAACTGCGCCTTGATCGCATCGATGGACGTAGCGGGGTCGGCGGGATCTGGCTTGTCGTCGATCGGTTCTTGTTCGGGCGGGGCGGCTTCTGCTGTTTCGCTCATCAGAACACCACATCCGGCCGCGACACTGGCATTTTGATCGCCCGCTCATTCACGAAGTGCAGGCAGTTCACGCCGTTGATCGAAAGCCTGAACCCGTTGGCATCACCGCGGCGGAAGATCACCCAGTCATTCACCTCGAACTTGTCGGCGTCGGTCCACGTCAGTTGGGGCGTCTCCTCGAAACACCGCGCCCCCATCTTCAGCACCAGCCCAACATGGCCCTGGTAGATGTCCTCATCGAGAACCCGATCAGGCCGCTGGATGCTTTCCCACGGGAACTTGTCGGGCCGCTTGTACACCGCCACCAGAACCGCGTTCAGCGTCACCCGCACCGTATTCAGCGCCCACCCGACTTGATCGCGAATACGCTGCTTTTCGGACTCAAAGAACGCCATCGCCTCCGCCGTGTTGGGGCCGACCTCGACGCCAGGAACACGCTGCGGCGGGGCATCCTCGGCTTCTGCAGCAGCCATCGCGGCCGCACGCTGTTCCTCCGCCCGCCGCGCGTTCCGCTCCTGCATCCGCGCCTCACCGATATGCCTCGGCAACACCAAACTAGACACCGTACAGCGGCTCCTTCTTTTCTACGGCCTCGGGCTCGCCGCTCGCCTCGCGCTCAGCCTCCCTGATGGCCTTCAATGCGTTCGAGTACCCGCGCAGTTCCCCTACCGCCTCGCGATAGGCTTCCAGCGTTGGGAGCGTGCCTTCCGTCAGCGCGCCGCGCACCCGCTCGGAATGCTCCTGCAATAGGCGCGTCAACCGGCCAATGACCGTCTGCTCGGCGTAGGTCAGCGACGGCTTCGGCTGCGGGATAACCCCCTGTTTGAGAGGCGCCCAGGCGTCGGGGTTGAGATCGATCCTCATTGTTTCACGTGAAACATTTGGCAGACCCTAGTCAATCCGCATCTCTTTCTTTTGGGCAATCGACTTCTCGATCCGCCCCAACCCGCCGCCCGAGCCGGCATCCATCTTCGGCGGCTTCACCGCGCCGCCGCCCTTCATTCCAGGCGGGCGCATACCGGGCGGCGGTGGCATCCCGCCAGGGGGCGAACCCATCGGACGCGGCGGCATAGCGCCCGGGGGCATTCCACCCGGCGGTCCACCGGGCGGACCCCCCGGAGGCCCACCCATCTGCGGCATCGGAGGCCGCGCCGGAACCGGAACCGGCACCGCCTGCGGAGCGGACTGCTGCGCCGGTGGCACCAGCACGTTCACGCTCACATGCGCCTTCCCCTTGTGGCGATCGGCGCGCTTCTTGCTCGCACCACCCTCCACCGCCCCACCGTCAGCGTAGCCGGCACGATGATCCGGCTTCGAGTGATGCTTGCCGTGCGTCCCAGTGCGGGCATGGGGCACAGAACCCCCGCGACTTACCCCTGCCCGTTCCGCAATCCGCCCACCGCGAGCCTCGGCGCACGCCGAACGCATGCTGCGATAGTCAGTCATGTGATGTCCTTCCATCAAAGACGGCAGTTCCGTCCTTATCAAGATATAGCGGTGGAACCGAGGGCCGGACCGGCGGGACAAGCTCTATTGGCCCTCCGTGCAGCTTCATCAACGCATCCATCGCCGCAATGAGGTAATCCGTTGGATCACGCAACCCAACCCGCAACGGTTTCCCATCCTCCCCGATACGGCAACGCATCCCATTCTTTAGTGCCTGCGCCACTTGGCTGGCAGCCTCGAATGCAATGGATGCCTCAGCCATCACGCACTCCCCTGCAGGTTGTCGAGAATTGCAGCCTGTTCGGCCCAGTTCGTCACAGCCTCGAACGCCTCATCGCACATGCAATGAACCTCCAAAAACACGTCCGCCCCGGTTACAGACCGCAACACCGGGAATTTGCGAACGATGCCCTCGATTAAGTCCAACAGCGTCAGCCCGCGGTCATAGAGCGCGGCAATTTCCTCGGGAACCTCAGCACCGCAGGCGACTGCCATATCGAGAACAGCACGAGAGCATTCCCGCTGTTCCGCTCCCGCAGCAAGCAACGCCTGCAAGCGCTCTTCGTGCGACCGCTCAACCATCGGACACCCATAGGCGCTTCCACTGCCGCGCCCGACCCTTCACCCTGTCGCCCCCGTAATCCATGAAAGCAACCAGCGTGTCGCCCAGCACCCGCCAGCGGTACGGGCCCTGGTCGTAAACAACCTCGCCATTCGTGCCCGCCCATCGCGCGGCTTTCGCCGGAATGGGCGGGACATCAGCCCGGGAAATGAAGACACAGCCCTCTGGCATCATGTCCCGGTGCCCGAGATCAATGATTAGCGTTACGCTCACGCGCCCGCCGGCACCGCCGCCGTTGTCTCGAAACTCCCAGAGACACCCGACACGCCAGGATTGGCACGATCACGAACCGCCAGCACATGCGATCCAGCCGCCGGCGCCGCTGCCTTGAACGACCACTTCTCCGCTTCGATAGTGGCACCCTCCGCCGGGACCCACCCGCTGCCGTCGAACTCGTAATCCAGCGCAGCCGGTGCTGCACCAGCATACGTGCCGGTGTAGGTCGTCTCAGTCCCCGCCACTGCAGCAGCCGGCAGATCAACCACGATGGCCTCCTTACCCACGACCGGCGCCGTACCCGCAAAAAGTGCGTGGACATCCGTCGCCAGCACCGCGATCGTACAGTTACCGCGCGCCGCAACGCCAGCCTTCGCTGCCAGTTCGAGATCCAGAAGATCAGCCGCCGTCGGCTCCGTCGCCCGCCAAACCGTCCATTCGAGGTTGCCCTCAACGTAGAACTCCACGAGGAACCCAACCTTCTGCCGACCGCTCCTGACGACGATCGTAGGCAGAACCACCGGAAGAGCCTCCCGCGCCTTCTCCGCCGCCGCAGCGCGCTCCTCCGCCGCCGCCTGCTTCTCCTTGGCCGCGGCATCGGCCTTGGCCTTCACCGCATTCGGATCGCTGCCAACCGCCGCCGACGGCGTAGGGATGGGCGGCCAGATCGTAGCGGTCGGCGTAGTGAGGGTCGTTGACATGCTATTTAGCCTCCTGATGCCGGGGAACTACCCGGAGTTGTAGGGGAAGATAGCGGGTTGCCTCAAGCTCGTGCATCCCAAAACCAATAACGACGGTTGCCATCGCGGGCATACATCAGATTCGAGAGCCAATCGCCCTCAAACCATGTTTGAACGCCATCAGCGCGTCGCTTAATGTCCAATTCCTTCCGGGGATGAAGCTCCGCCAGAAGATCGCGGCCGTTCACATGGCTGAAACTGGCATGTACAAGCGCATCAAAGCGCTTTTGCTTCTCGTCCGCCGACAGAGCCAGTAATTCAGCTTTGGTAGCCATCATTATGGCCCTCCCCCCGGTTGAGGTCGCGTTGCCAGTCCAGCCGCAGCAACAGCGTGGTCGTCCGCGTGCGCAACCATCTCGTGCTGTAGCCTCAATCTCTCCGTCTGCTCGCGCGTCATATCGATCTCGGTCTTCGCCGCACGATCCGCCGCACGGTCCTGGCTCTCGACCATCGCCTCGTGCGCCCGCAACTGCTGATCGGCCCCAACCGCCGACCCTTCCGCCGCCGTCTTCTGCGTCTGCGCCCCCAGCAGCGGCACCTTCGCATCGGCCTCCTTCGCCCGCGCCTGCGCCGTCGCAATCGACGCCTGCGCCTGCATCATCTTCGCCTGCGTCGCCTGCGGATCCGGTGGCTTCGCGCCGGCCCCACCAGCCGCCGCTGCCTGCTGCGCCTGGAACGCCTCGAACTCCTCCTGCGTGTTCAGAAGCGAGTCCGTGCTCGTGACACCCATGCCGCGCAGAACCCACTCCGCCGTAGGCACCACCTTGAACACCCCCGGCGGTGTCTGCAGCGCCATCTGGAACACCGCCATCCGCTGCATCACCCGATGCAACATCGACGGCGTATTCGGATCAGCCGCCGGCACCAGATCGTAATCGTCCAGCGCCGCCAGCAGCGTAGCCTCATCCCACTGACGCGCCGGCTTCTTATTGTGACGCCAAAACGCCTCCGGGTCCTCACGCAACCGCTCGGCAATCAGCCCAAACTCCTCCGCCTGCGCCGCATGCAGCCGCTTAAACACCGCACCCGTCAGCTTCGTCGCCTCGATGATGTTCGCCATCACCGTCCCGACCGGAGCGTTCTGCACACCCTCGCCCGTCGGTACATTCGGCCGCGACCCCACCCGAGCCGCCGCCTGCGCCACATTGTCCAGCAGCGACAACCCCGCAGGCTGCGGCCCCTTGTACGGCAGCGGCGAGATCATGTTCCCGATGGGCTGCCCACCAGTCTGAATCGGAACACCGGCCCCAGGCGCAACCCGGAAGATGTTCGTCAGTTGCTTCCCCAGCACATCCACATACAAAAAGCCCGGGAAGTTGGAAAACATCATCGAATCGAGCATCAGCCGCCATCCGGCCGTCAGTGCCATCGTCGTATTGCCGAGGATGTGCATCAGCCCGATGCCGTAAAAACTAAGGACCGGCGCAAACGAATACTTCACAAACGTCCGCCGAGCCGCAAAGTCCTTGTCGCCAGGCATCCAGTCGCGCCGAATCTCGAACACCTGTCGACTGTCCCGGTCCATCGATACCTTGTACGGGCGCGGCACCCGGATTTCGCCGTCGTCCGTAAACCCGCCACCGTTCCCCGGCGCCCCATCATCCAACCCACGGATATTCAGTTTCGTATAGCACTCCCAGACCGTGTGCGGCTTGTCTTCAGGACGCTGCGCGCTGCGATCATACCCCTGCGCCTCAGCCACAGCCTCCTGCACAGGATTCTGCACATACAGGGGCTGGCTAATCCGCCCCTCCGCGTATACCCCCGCTTCCATCAGCTTCAGGATATCGTCCTTCAGCTTCTCCATTTCGTGCGTTACTCGCGGCGCATTCGCCGTGTCAGTCACACCAGCATCGACAATCAGATCCTTGGAACTGATGCTCTCGCTCACCGGACGACGCCGCAGTGGGCAGTTGAACACCTTCTTAAACGCACATCCCAGCAACCCAACCACGAACGCCATCTGGTCAGTATCTGGGTAATACTCCGTCGCCGTATTCGTCAGAAAGTGGTTCAGGTCCTTCTCGAGATCCGCCGCCAGCTCATCGCCCATATCCAGGGCTGGGCCGCCGTTGTGCCCCATCCCGGCTTCGTTCGCCGCCATAACAGCCTGAACCGCCGTATCCACGTTCTCCGGCGCGATCACACCAGCCGTCGCCATCGCCTGCACAGCGAACCGAACAACCTCCTCCGGCACCCCACTCGGAGCCGTGGCGTCGTTCCGCACCTTTACCGGACCATCCGCCGGCAGCATCTCACCCCTGAAATCCGACTGAAACCCAAGACACGCCTCGAGCAGCAGCGGATGCCGAACCGTGCTCATCCCCTCCAGAGGCGCACCACTCCCACCCGCATCGCTCCGCGGCGGCTCCAACCGCAGCCCAAGCATCCGAATGGCCTCGGCCGTCATCTCCATCACCCCGCGCCGGCTGGCGATGTCCGCCGTCACCCCGCGCCAGACCTCATCCCCGATCCGCGCCACCTCGTTCTGGTCCAGCACGTCCACCAGGTTCGCGAAGTGCTTCCCGTTCCCCGCACGCTTCGCCGGTCGCCACTCTTCCTCGGGCAGTTCGTCGATCGAGTTGTCGTCGTTGAGGATCAGCAGGCCGCCGGTATCGGGGTTGACCGTCCCCTCGCGCCCGTCCGGGGCGGTACCGTACTCGGTGTCCTCACGGGGGCGGAGGTTTACGACGACCATCAGGCCGCCACCTCATACATCGTGTCCGTTACCGTCACCAGATGCCCAACGGCGGGTTTCCACTTAACAAAACCGCAGTCCAAAGCGTGGCGGAAGCCAGCCTCAGTCGCAACGAGTTCTATGCGGCCATCCGCAGCGTCGCGCGCCTCACACAACCCGGCGTCAATCAACTCCATAACAGACGATAAACTACCCGCGTCAACCTTCCACCGGCCTAGCACCACGGCCTCCTGCAGTATCGCCACATGGTGACGACGAAGGGGTTCGACGCCGATCATAAACCCGCCAGTTACCACACCACAGCCGAGATGTCACCCAATCCGTTCAGACGCTCACCACGCCTCACGCTCCAGTAGATCCTCGTGCCACCAGTTCTCCAACCATGGGTCCAAAATAAAACCGGCAGCCGCCACTTCTTCCGCCGTCACCCAGCCGTCAAGGATCGCCTCCCGGAAAATAACCGGGCGGTTCAGAAGATAAGCACGCAGAAACTTCCGACGGACAGATCGCTCAGCGTCAGTCGCATCGGGGGGAAGGCACAGTTGAATACCCACCGACCGCGCCAATTCTGCGGCCAGATGCGATTCTTGCCAGACGCCCATCACTCAATCTCCAACTCCGCCGCGTGCAGCCGCCCCAGCCGCCGCCCCACCCCCGCCACATTCGGCGACGGAAGCCACTCGTCCGTCCGCAGCGGGCCAGCACGAACCATGTCCCCCGTGATCCGCCCGTAGATCCCACGCCCCGCCTCGATCATCGCATCCTGCTGCGCCATCCGCCCCTCAGCCGCCCACTTCTGTCGCACGTAGGCCGCCTCCGTCTCCCGCGCTACCTCCGCCATCCGCTCACGCCACGCCGCCAAATCCTCCCGATACTGGCGAGCAAACATACGGGCGCGAGCGGGGTTCATGCCAAAGCAGGCTTCAGAGCATCAATCGCCGCCCGCGCGGCCGCGTCCTCCACGCCCGCCTCCCAACGCGTGTAGATCAACCCATACTTCCCGCAATTGCCGCACCCATTCACGCAGGCAATGCTCGTCCCCTCGTGAACCTCACTCTCCCACCCGCATTGGCGACACGAGAAAACAGTGCGGTTTTCGCGCCCAGTGCGCATCACCCCAACCCCTCCATCAACTTCCCAACACACTCAGGCACCGGATACACATCCCCCAAGTCAAACAACTCCGCCACCAGCCGATCCCGCTCCGCCAAATCCCACCATCTCGCCCCTCCTCACACGCCGCACCAACTCATACGACCAGCCCCCAGCAACGGGCAGCGCACGTACATGATCCACAATCCACAACTCCCCACCAATCTTCGTCACATACCGATGCCGCCGAAATACCAACTCCCCACCCGCCGGAGGCAACCACGCCAAGGGTAGAGCGTGCTTCACGCTTCATCCCATGGCAACTCGCCCATCGGGATAGGATCAATCTCGCAATCCCCATACGTTACCCGAGGCCGACAGCGACCACTCCACTCGCTCTCGCCAACCAGACGAGCCGGCTCACTCACCCGCGTTACATCCTCCCACACTCGTTCACCCGGGGTCATGCCGCCTAGGTCCTGTATAGGGGTTGAAGCCGCCCAGCCCGATCATCTGCCATCGCCCCCAACCGATCCGCCTCCACAGCCTCAACCTCCCGCATCAGCATCCCGTTGTCCCGCATCCATCGAAGCGCGCTCGTTACAGCATCGCACCTATCATCATGCCGCCCACGCGGAAACAAACTAATCTCACGGATCGTATCCTCACACCACTCAGGCCACGCCAGTTCGTCCGTCCCCGCACGCAACACCCGAGGCGCATACACCATCCCATCCTCAAACAACGGCACAACACTCATCACCCGCGACACCTTATCGTACCCTCGCCGCCCCGCCACACTCCCACGCGGATCAGTCATCGTTATCGAATACGGCTTGCCTTGAAACACCCGACCCAGTTCCTGCACCACACTATATCCCGTCGCCTTGTTCTCAACCAGCAACGTATTCACCTTATACCGCCGAGCCGTCTCATCTATCCGCTGAACCGCATCATTCAACGCCATCCGATCAGCCCAACACCGAATCAACATCACCTTCGGCATTCCATGACGCTGCTCGGTGAACGTCCCCAAAACCGCCATCGCCGTCGGATCGTTCACCGTGCGCTCAGTGAACGCCCCGTCAACC